GGGCCGATGAAAAGAAAGTAACGCTCAACCTCAGTCACGGCGCCCTGGCCTAGATTGAGATTGTCGACGGTGACTTGACCGAGTGCCATGCAGTGCCTCGTTAGCGGGGTGAATTTAGGATTTGTTGCAACACCTGGTTAATCAGGAGATTGGTTTCGCGTTCGGTTTCGGCGCCGATGAACTGGCGTTTCGGAAGCGTGATTTCCCAGCTCTGCGCGCCGGTGCTTTCGCTGCGCTGGTCGTCGAGAATCCGGATCAGCAAACCGGCTTTGGCGTAGTTCACATGCTCCTGAATCCACGCCACCGACGGCCGGGTCAGTGTCTTTTTGCCCGCTTGGCGCACGCGGAAGCCCAACCGGCGCAGGCGCTTGGCCTGCTTGTCGGTGGCTGCCAAACCCGGTGGGATCTTGTTCCAGCGGCGCATCTGTTGAGCGGTACGGCGTTCGCTGACGCCGTTGTGTTGCTGCGCGGCAACCCATCGGGTCAGGGCGTTTTTCCACCCCAGTTCCGCTTCATCAGGGCTTACCCGGGTGACCACCATCAACTTGGCCAGACCGGCTTCCATCTTCCTTTTGCCCTTGCCGTCGCCTTTGCGTGGGGCGAACGGCGTGCCGTCCAGGTTCTTCTGCTCACGCACGCGCTTGCGGCTCATCGTGCGCACGCGTTTGGTGACCTGGTTCAGCAAGCGGCGGCGCAATTGCGGCGGAAGGCTCAGCAATGCCAACTGCTCGCGAACGCCCAAACGACCGCGAATGTCGAGTTCGAACGTGCTACGGCCGGCCATCGGTGGCCACCTCGCCGCGCTCGGCGACCCAGAGGTCAAACGGGACAAACGCCCACGTTTTGCCAAAGGCCTGGATCTCGCCGGCAACGTCCTCGGCCAGATACTGCGGCTCGACAAACTCCAGCGTGATTTCCACGTCGAACAGGTCGTTGTCGACCGGCTCGACAAGAAATTCCGGCGCCGGCAGCTCGTGACGGTCGCGGTTGGCGTCTTGGTTTTCCAGCCAACTGCCCACCAGAGCCATCAGCCGCGCCGGATGGTCGGCGAAGCGCTCCAAGACGATCACGGCGCGATAGTGCATGTCGCCCAGATGCATCCCGTCGACGTCGGGCTTCCAGATCAGTGCAAGCTTCACCTGCTCGGTGAAACTGTCGAGCTGTTCGGGTTCGACCAGACGGCGTTCCTGCAGGTAGGCGGTCAGCCCCTGGAGCTTGGTCATAGCAGCGCCGCCGTGATGCGGCCACGGCCCTGCAAGGCGCGCACTGCCGCTTGGCTGAATGCCAGGAACGTGCTTTCGCGTTCCGGCGCTTCCTTGCCCGTGTTCTCTGCGCTTTCGCGGCGGGTCACCGTGGCGAACTGTTGTAACGCGCTCGCCTTGGCCCGGCAGTACACGGCGCGACGGTAGATTTTCAGCTTCAACGCGTTATCAGGCAGAAGGTTCTGATCAGTTTGGATGAATGGCCATACCTTGATCTGCTTCGGCGGGAGGTTGAGCGGATCGGGAACCTCGACACTGTTTACGCCAAGGGCTCGCCAGCGTTGTTTCAGCTCTGCCAGATCGGCATTGACCTCGACCATTGCCATGTTCAGGTCAGCGGCCAGCATGTCCACCAGGTACTCCGCCGGCAGGCGGTATCCTTTCTGGAATTCGGCAACAGACAGATCCGGCCAAAAGCCGTCGTTCTCGATCATCTGTTCCACAAACGTGGTGGGTTTACCGGAAAAGCTCATTGCTGACCGCTCAAATAGGGCGGGGAGACTGTTTTCCGTGGGGCTGGCCATGAATGGCAGACACACGTCCACAGTTCCCCGCTGGGGGGGGTAGTGGGTTATTGGGCGCCGGTGACGGCGGGTGTTTGTTTGGCGATCGCTTTGCGGCACTTCGCAATGCGCGTCTCGTTGCCGGCTTTCGCGTACAGCTCGGTCGAGCGCTCCAGATGCTGGAGCGCGGTTTCCCATTGCTCGGCCTCCATGGCGCGCATGCCGATCAACTTGTGGTACTTGCTCGGGATTTGCTCGGTCAGCTCCCACTCACCGTCGACGCGGGGCAGCAGGTCAGACAGGTACGGCTCCGGACTGCGCTGGGCGTTGTATTCGGCGTAAGCCCAATCGATTACCGCGTCGGCAACGAAGGTCTGCACGTCGCGCCGCTTGAACCGCTCGGGCATCTCCTGCCCCTGCCCGATCGCAAAGTCAGCCAGTGCCAAGCCATCTTCGAACTGCTCGGTGTCGAACAGCCAGACCATCACCTGGACCAGGACGCGGTTCGGCATCACCAGGCCCGAGTCCATGTAGCGCTGAATGAAGTCCTGGTACTTGGGAAGCAGTTCCTCACGCTTGAGCGCCTGACGCCCGGCAAGACCCTTGATATCGCTCAGGCGCTGCAGATCCTGATCCAGCGAGGCTTCCATCAGCAGCAGGTGCTTTTTAGCGTTGGCCGGGCTGCTAAGGGCTTCCGCCGGCGAATACGCCAGCGGTGCCGCTGCAGCAGCAATCACTGCAGCGGTTCCTTGAGCCAAAGTGCGGCGCTTGTGTGCGAGAGCCAGGCTCACTTAACCAGCTCCACGTTCTCGGTTAGCGCGATTTTCTCCAACTGCTCGATCACATAGCCTTCATTGCGGCTGTTGTAATCCTCGACGCGGGAGCGTTTCGGGTTGTCCACGGTTTGCTTGCGCCAGCTGGAGTCTTGGAAGTAGATCGACAGGTTGTCCCAACTGGTTACAAGCACACCGTTGACCGGAAAGAACGGCACGCTGAAGCTCGGCAGACCGCCATAGGTGGCGATCACCTGGGCATCTTCGATGCGCTCTTTCTCGGTCGGCACGTCGCCTTGCTTGGCGTACAGCTTCGCTTTGTCAGCCGCCAATAGGTCGGTGCCGATGATGGCGATCAGGTCACCGCCGTCGCGCAGACGTTCGTCCACCATCTGCTTGGTGTCATGTACCAGGGCGTCCAGGTTGGCGTAATCGCCATCCGGCCCCAGTGTCACCTTGCCCGCTTCCTTGCCTTCCTTGAGAACCTGTTGAGGCGCTTGCTCGCGCAGCTGCTGCAGCCAGCCTTTGTTGACGTCCTGCAGCATTGGATAGGCTTCAATGTCGGTCTGCGCAGCCGCTTTCAAACCGTGGAAGCCGACCATGATGCGATCCAGGGCGATCTGTTTCTGGACGGCCGCCGAGTAACGCTGGTGGAAGTCCGGAAACTTGGCCCAGGCGTCGATTTTCGCGTACGGCAGGCCCACGTCAGATTCAGTCGACGACAGCTCATAGGTGCTGTTATCCAGCTCCGACGCGTCCTTCGCTTCGCGATCGGTGGTCTTGGTATTGGTGCGGCCGGTGACCGGGCCGGACACGCCGATGAATACTTTCTCGCCTTTGATCTCGGTCACCGGAATGACGTTGATGCGCTGCAGGAAATCGGCTTTTGCGGTGATTGCGTCGTTCAGCTCTTGGGCGATCGACGGTTCAACGGAAAACATCTTGCTGGACAGCGGGACACTATAAGTTTCGGCGATCGCCAGCTGCATTTCGGCGTACATCTTGGCGCCGTAGGCGCTCAGTGAACGGGCCATGGTCAGAGTACCCGCGCTTTGGATTTGTCAGCGGGGCCAGCGTTGCGCGGCAATTGGCGGCCATTGCTGGTGTTTTTCAGTTCGGTGAACTGCTTCTGCAGGTCGGCCAACGCCGCCAGCACAGCTTTGTTTCCGCCGCCGCTGCGCTTGAATTCGCGCTCTTCTTCGGCCGTGGTGACGATCTCGTCCACCGCCTCAGTGACATCATCGATCGGGGCTTGATCGGGTTCTGGTGCATCTTCTGCGGCAGGCTCGATCACGGCTTGAATGCCGGCGGCGACAACCAGCAGCTGGGCCAGCAAGGCTTTGAGGGCCGTGGCGGTAGCTTCATCCATTGGGGGTTTGCTCTCGTTTGGGGTTTGCGGAGTGGTTTCGGCGGGGGTGTCTTCAATACCGAAACGCTTGAACAGGCGGGTGAACATGGCGGCCAGTCGGCCGATCTCGCCCTGCGGCTCGGATTCGCGCAGCGGACCGAGTTCCTGGGATGCCGCGTAGTACGCAGCCCGGCTGGTTCGGTTGGAGAAATACAGCTCCTGAGTGCCGAGGCTGGCGGGCGAATCGGTCACCGCAAGCCCTGTCAGATAGGCCTTGCCGCTGCCGGCAAAATTCGGAGTGATTTCGATGCTGGTGAACAGCTTCTGGCCCTGATCGTTGAGGTACAGCAGGCGATCGTTCGGTTTTAGCTGGGCTTCCAGAGCAATTTGTCCGGGCTCCAGATCCTCGCCCTCTTCCACCAGGCGCACAGCGAATACGGTGCCGTGCGAACCAGGCCAGCGCTCGTGGTCGCACCAGATGACAGCGGTGTATTTGGCCGGTGTGTAGGTCTCGGCGATATCACGCAGTTCCTGGGGAAGGATCTCGCGGCCATCGACGGTCGGGCCGCTGGTGGCAACACGTTTCCAGTAGGAGACAAGGGAACGGGGCATGAGTGGTAACTGCGCTCAATCGTTGAATGAGCCGCCACGATAGGGAGCCATTTATGACCAAACAAACGGTTGAAATTCAGTAATCGCCTATTTCCATCTGATAGGCGAACCGCAGCATTTAACCGCGCGTTTCGCCGGTTTTCGCCGCATAGACTGCGGCTCATGAATTACCCGACCGAAGTTAAAGAAGCCGCAAAGCGCCTCTACCTGCGCCGTTGTTCAGTGAAGGAAATCCAGGCGCATTTGAAGCTGCCGAATATCCGAATCGTGTACTACTGGATCCGCCAAGGCGGCTGGGACGAAATGCTCACGGATGAAGAACCGTTGAGCGCGGTCAATCGGCGAATAACCCTGATCCTGGAAAAAATCGATCCGCTGACCAAAGCAGAACTGGACGAACTGGAGCGATTGACCGGCCTGCTTGAGCGCTTGAAAAAACTGGCCGCAAAACCTTCGCCGGCGGCGCCGTCAGATCGTCCGGACGAGCCGCGCGACCGGCAACCAGGTCGACGCCGTGAGCGGGGCGAAACCGGCGCCAAGAAACGGGAAAAGAAGGCTAAGAACGACATCAGCGGCCTTACCGAGGTGGATTTCCTCGATAAATTCATCTCGAAGATGTACGGCTATCAGAAAGAGCTGTTCGAGGCGAAACAGAATCCGCTGACGCGCCGTGTCCGGAACATCCTCAAAAGCCGGCAGGTTGGCCTGACCTACTACTTCGCCGGCGAAGCGTTCATGGACGCCGTGCTGAGCGGTGACAACCAGGTCTTTCTGTCTGCCAGCCGATCGCAGTCCGAGATCTTTCGCAGCTACATCATCCAGTTTGCCAAGCAGTGGTTTGATATCGAACTGACCGGCAACCCGATCACGCTCAGTAACGGCGCCGAACTGCGCTTTCTCAGCACCAACAGCAGCACCGCCCAGGGCTATCACGGCCACGTCTATGTGGACGAGTATTTCTGGATTCGCGACTTCGAAAAACTCAGCACCGTCGCCAGCGCCATGGGGACCCACAAGAAATGGCGCAAAACCTATTTCTCGACGCCCAGCGCGGTGTCGCATCAAGCGTATCCGTTCTGGTCGGGCGAGGAATTTCGCAACAGCAAACGCGGCAAGAAGGCCGGCGGTGTGTGGCCGAGCGAAGCGGCCTACACGCAGGGCGCACTGTGTCCAGACGGCCAATGGCGCAAGACGATCACCCTGGACGATGCGATCGCCGGCGGCTGCGATCTGTTCGACCTGGAGCAGCTGCAGCTGGAGTACGACGAAGACAAATTTCAGCAGTTGTTTTACTGCAAATTCATCGACAGCACCCAAAGCGCATTCAGCCTCAAGGATCTGGAGCGCTGCTATTCGGATTTGTCGTTGTGGGAGGACTACAACTCGGACCTTGATCGACCGTTTGGCAACAGCCCGGTCTGGCTGGGCTACGACCCAAGCCGCACCCGCGACGACGCTACCTGTGTGGTCATCGCGCCGCCACTCGAACCCGGGGCGAAGTTCCGAATTCTGGAGAAGCACAGCTGGCGGGGCCATTCGTTCACCTACCAGGCCGCACAGGTCAAAAAACTGACCGAACGCTTCAACGTTCAGCACATCGGCATCGACGTCACTGGCGTGGGTTACGGCGTGTTCGACCTGGTGCGCGACTTCTACGCTAAGGCAACGCCCATTCACTACAGCCTTGAGGCGAAAAACGCCTTGGTGCTCAAAGCCCAAGACACGATCCAAGGCAGCCGAATCGAGTGGGACGCCGGGTGGACGGACATCGCGCAGGCGTTCCTGACCATCAAGCGCGGCGCCACCAACAGCGGCCAGATCACCTACAGCGCTTCGCGCACCGACGCCACAGGCCACGCCGACATTGCCTGGGCGGTGATGCACGCTCTGGTCAACGAACCTTTGAACACCAACAAGCGGCGTCGCAGCCGCTACGTCACGAGTAACCAGACCAGCCATGGCCAACCGCAAACGCAGAAAGCAACACGTAGCCCAACCACCGCAGCAGCCGATGCGCTCATTTACGTTCGGGGAACCGGAACAAGTGCTGTCCGGCAACATCGGCGAGTACGTGGGCGTGTTCCCCAGCGACGACGGCAAAATATACAAGCCGCCAGTTTCCCGGGTTGGCCTAGCCAAGCTACTGCGCGCCAACGCCCACCACGGCGCCATTCCGAAATTCAAGCGCAACCTGCTGCTGCGTGAGTTCATTCCCTCGGCCGGCTGCAGCACGGAAACGATGGGGCGCGCCGGGCTGGACTACATGGTGTTTGGCGAAGCGTACTTCTACAACGACACCAACGCTTTCGGCCAAGTGCTGGAGCTGCAGCATCTGCCGGCAATCAATATGCGGGTTAAGGTCGACGGTGGTTACGTGATGCTACTGCCCGACAACAAGGAAATGGAGTTCGAACAGCATGAGATCTCCCATGTCCTGGACTACGACGTTGAACAGAACATTTACGGGATTCCAGACTACCTTGGCGGCCTGCAGGCGCTGCTGCTCAATGAGGCGGCCACCCTCTTCCGCCGGCGTTATTACAGCAACGGCGCGCACGCCGGTTACATCTTCTACACGAACGACCCTGACCTGACGGAAGAGGACGAAGACGAGCTGCGCGCACAGATCAGTGCCAGCAAGGGCGTGGGCAACTTCCGCTCGATGTTCGTGAACATTCCCAATGGCAAGGAAAACGCGATCCAGATCATCCCTGTCGGGGACTTCCAGGCGAAAGACGAGCTGGAGAAGGTGAAGAACATCACCCGAAACGACGTCATTGCCGCCTGGCGAATGAATCCAGCGCTGGCTGGCATCATCCCGGAAAACACCGGTGGTTTCGGAGACATCGAAAAGATTGATCGCGTTTACACAAGCAATGAGATCAGACCAATCTGTCAGCTATTCAGCCAACTCAACGATTGCCTGCGAGTGGATAGGCGTTTTAGCTGGAAGTCCGGCCTCGCTGCCGAGGATTCATCTGCATAAGCGAGGTCGAGCAACTAAAAACACTACCTTTTGTGGCAGTATTAAGGGGATAAGTTGCCCTGGGGAGGGACACAATGAGAGTGGTATGCAAATGCGGGCACAAAGGGCGAATTGGCTCGCGAGAGGAAGTGACGACAGAGTTCGTAAAGCTGTACTGCCAATGTTTAGACGCTAAGTGCGGACACACTTGGGTCGCTAATCTAACGTTCTCCCACACGCTCAGTCCGTCGTCGCAAACATTCGAACGGATGCTGATCGACAGCTTGCGCGAGATGCCCAGGGCGAAACAGAGAGAACTTTTTGAGCAGTTGGGTACGCAGGTCTGAGCAGAGTTTCGGGCCGCTAACGCGTGACCGTTAGCGGCTACTTCATCTGGTTAGTGCGTTGGTCAAACAGAATTTGCGTTTGGAGACGGGTTCTTAGCTTCCGGGTTCTCTACTAAAGACCTAGCCAAACGCAGGAGCTGTTGCTGGTCAACACTGGTGAGTTTTCGATACAGCTCAACCAAATAAAATTCCGCTTCGCTGACTTTCGACCGCTCGTTGCGTTTCACATTCAACATGCCACTACTCCATAAAGTGCATTGTTGAATTGGAGTAACGACACCTACTGCGACTATGAATAAGACAAGGCTGATTCTTGGATTAGTTACTTCGAATTTTTTGAAGCGTCGTCCGCCATTGCTTGAAGGAAGCGACGTATAGCTTTTTGATCGTCATCTGAGATAGATCGGAACTGCATGATCAGATGTTCTTCCGTGGAAGTAAAAAGTTGCCCCAGCGGTGTTGAACGTCTTCCTGTAAGCACGTACGCGGCGTCTACGCCTTTCTCTTCAAGAGCCGTGACGTAGCGAAGATCAAGCGAACTTGCGCCCAGTTCGTAATTTTTTTGCGTCCCCCTGCTAACGCCGAGCAAGACGCCAAAATCCGTTTGACTCAATCCTAAGCGCTCGCGCTCTTCCCTGAGACGTTCACCTACCCGATCCGCTATGAGCATTTTTTTAGTCACCACCATTGACTTGATCATTTTTTTGACCAAGAATCACCACAGACAAACGCAAATAAACACAAATGAACAGGGGGAACACTATGCCCGCCACAGTTACACACGAGCAAGCCCGGGCGGCTCTCGATCGAAGGGGAGTCAGCATTGCGGAGTTCAGTAGAAGACATGGACTGAACAAAAATTTGGTCAGCGACCTGTTGAATGGAAGGATCAAAGGTCGCCGAGGGGAGGCACACCGCGCCGCAGTATTACTCGGCATCAAAGACGGTGTGATTGAACAGTAATAGCGGCGCTCGATAGGGAAAAGTAGAAGTTGAAAACTCCAATCCTAGACACACGCAAAGAAGTCATGAGCGAGATCATTCGCACCTATAACGGCGGCCGCGAAGCTGCAGCAGCACGCTTAGGTCTGAAGCTCAAAAAGTTCGACAACCATGCCTACGAAAATGCGGGTTGCAGTCCTCTGAGTGATACCCAAGTTTTCATGCTCGAGCAGGACTGTGGAACCAATCATTTCCCCAACTACATCGCCTCGATGTATGGGGGACTGTTCGTGCCGATGGCTGATCCTGAAACGCTGGACAACGTCGAACTTTACGCACGCTCTGTTCAAGTTTCTGCCAAGCGAGGTTGCGTTGATCAAGCAATCGCCGCCGCTCTTGAAGACGGATCGATTAGTGACGAAGAAGCCGAATTCATCATGGACGCGCATAACCTCCACGTAGCAGCCAGGCACGCAGAAGTGCTGGCTGCCATCGCTCTCTACCGCGCGGGAAAAGCTCAATGAACAATTTGTCTGCAGTACCGGA